AAGTACTAGCCCAAAGACAGGAATACCTAGACGCGCTTAAAAAACATGGCGATATGTACGCTTTGGGATTCCTTGAGTCCAGCTTCCTATATCATATGGGCGACAATGGACTCGAGCCATTGAATCCGTCTCAACTAAGTACCCTATCAAAATGGAAAGAGGAGTCAGCACAATGAACGAGTATATAGCAATCTTATGCGACGAACTAGGAGATGATTTTAGAGTAGTGATCGAGGTGCCCGACCTAGTGGATAACGTTACAGAATATATTCGGGAAGAATTCCCAGAGTCATCTATTGTCTATATTATGCCGAAAGGATTCTGATATGAAACGCTATAAAGTGATACTTAAACGAATAGGCTTGACTCTAGTATGGCTGGCTAATGTCGCAACGATACTAGGCTGGACATATCTTGCGGTGTATCACTGGCCTTGACTCCATGCCGAATCACAGGTATTGATGGTACATCAACTTAACACAAGGGAAAAATGACATGACACGCCAATTAGATACAGCATCAAAATTGAGAACCTTTATCGGAATGCGTCCAACTCGCGTATTCACTGCGCACGGAGTTACATTATATGAACACCCTAAGCTAGGCGATAAGTCACCATTATTAGCAGTCTGGGCGCGCAAGATATATCGCACAGATTTTTGGGATGCACCGCACCGCGACGAATTGCTGCAATGGATTAAAGATAAAGAATTAGAAATGGACACAGTAAGCGTGAATAACGTCCTATAAATAGCCTAATAGAACAACGACTCAGGTCTCTGCCTAATGGTAGGGGCCTTTTTTCTTTTGTGCGCTTGTATGTCGCTAATATCGAGCGATAGAGCATGGGGTATTATGACACCACAACAAACACTTGGCTATATATTGGTCTGTTATTCTTACCAATTAAAAGAACAAGCGTTCAGTTAAATGGTTGCCTATGGCATTGCCGATTCGCACGTCGAGCGCAAGAAATTACTTTTGTCAATGATTCTTTTGTGTTTCGTATCAATTACTTGTGTCAATAGCTTAAAGTGTTGCAATTATGTCACACATTATTCCCATTAGGGGTGATTCGTTATTCTTATGGGGGTATGTCAATACATACTTTAGTATGGGACCCTATACTTTATGGGGTATAAATTTGAGCGGCGTGGTTATCCACCCATATCTATAACATAAGAAATTTAGTTTGACGCAACTAATAATAGAGCAGGTACTCTCCCTAAAAGTGCAAGTGTGATAAATATGTCACACAACATAAAAAACAATAAAAAAAAGATTCGTGTGTTATCAACGACATAAGGAAAAGTTACTACAACAGGTGTTTTATTCAGTAAAAAATAGTGCTATATAGTAGTAGACAACCTACTAAAGTATAGCAGATGTAACTACAACAGTAAAGAGACTATATAGTATAATACTATTATGGTTATTACTATTATAGTTTATAGACAACAGCTATACATTAGTAGTTACATGAGTACTAGGTATCAACTATATTCTTGTTTTAAAGTCTTCTCCCTTAGTCAACCATGATGAACACTGACAAGTTAGAATTACAGGATAGGATCATGCCGATGATTGAGGGAGTTATACTTATTGTTGTTATTTTATTATTCGTTGTCTCTTAAGGATTAGGGACATGTACGGAACTGAAGGATGTTCAGAGTTCATGGCAGAGAAACTACCATATAGTGCTATTATAGGTAAGCATGTTCGTAAGGGCATCAGTAGTGGTGTGTCAGTTAAAGATATTATGGCATCTATACAGAAATATTCTCATGCACCTAGTTCCACAGCTACTTTTTATAAGTTGTATGGTGGGGACATAGCGGAGGTGAAGTTTGATACTACATCAGCTATTGGGAATGTTGTCGTTGAGCAAGCGTTAGCTGGGGATTTTAAAGCTGCTGAGTTGTACTTAAGAAGTAAGGGAGGTTGGTCTCCTACTAACACTGTTGAGGAACGGGAAGTTGGTAGTGAAGAAGAGGAAGACCGCTCCGCTGTAGAAGAGATTATGACCCGACTAGGAAAGAATACCCCTGATGACGATGCAGAAGATAGTAGCTTGGTGGAGCGCAGGAGCGACTAGTGCGGTCTCTGTAAAATTAGCTATAGATGAGTTTGGTGTTGATAACGTAAACCCAATATACTTTGCCATAGATACAGCACATAAAGATAACTCTAGGTTTAAGAGTGAGTGTGAGGATTGGTATGGTTGTGAGATACAAGTACGAAGGTCTCCTAAGTACAAAGACCACTTTGAGGTTGTAGAAAAGACTAAATACTTAAATGGCCCAGCAGGGGCTAGATGTACTACCGAATTGAAGAAAAAGGTAAGACAGAGCGTTGAGAAAGAATTTGAGTTTGACGGTCAAATATTTGGGTTTGAGTATAACCCCAAAGAAATAAATAGGGCTATAAGATTTAAAGAGCAGAATCCGAGTGCTAAACCTATCTTCCCTCTTATAGAAAACAAGATTACTAAACCTGAATGCTTACACTTACTCCAGCAGGTTAACATAGACATCCCTGCCATGTACACTCTAGGGTACAGTAATAACAACTGCATAGGCTGCGTAAAGGGAGGAATAGGTTATTGGAATAAGATAAGGGTTGACTTTCCAGAGGTATTTGAAAAAATGTCTTTGTTAGAGAGAAAACTAGATCGTACCTGTCAGAAAAATAGAGAGTTCCTAGATGAGATAGACCCAAGCAGAGGCCACGAACAGAAGATTATTATGCCTGATTGTGGTAACTTTTGCGACATAGAATTTCAGCACATTAATCATCCCCAACTAGACCTGTTGTTAGAAAACCCCGAACTTATGAGGAGCATGTAGTTACATGACAACCGAACAGACCATAGACAGTGCAAAGACAAGTGTAAACCAACTACCGTTTCTACACAAGAGGGTGGCAGATAGCTTAAACGGTTATTTTGTATTAGACTACGGGTGTGGTAAATACAGCAAGGGGTTAGATTACTTAGAACGAGTGTCTGATGGTTGTGTGGGTTACGATCCTTACAATCAGCCAGAAGAGGTCAATTATTGGGCCATGGAGTACTTAGGCGAGGGTAGCGTAGATATTGTTGTGTGCAGCAATGTTCTTAATGTAATAAAAGAATATGATATAAGGGCAAGTATAATAGAGGACTGCTCTAAAGCCTCACTTAAGGCTTTCTTCTCTGTGTATGAAGGTGATAAAAAGAAGGTTGGAAGGCAAACTACTAAGGGTTGGCAAGAAAACAGACCTACAGAAGATTACATACATGAGATAGAGGAACACTTTAGCTTTGTAGAAAGAAAAGGTAAAGTAATAACTGCATGGCCTTAATTAGCAGGATAACGGCTGAGGACTTAAGGAAGTTACCCTCAGATGAGGTAGCTGATGTTTTGTCGTCCCTCTCCCCAGAGCAAGCTGAGGAACTTAAGTATGATTGGAAGTTTTGGGCTAGACCTGATCAGTTAGAACCTGATGGTAAGTGGAATGTCTGGGTAGCTTTAGCTGGTCGTGGTTGGGGTAAGACTAGGGCTGGTGCTGAGTGGGTACGACACAGGATTATGAAGAATGATCGTATTGTTCACTGTGTTGCACCAACTAAAGGTGATGTTCGTAGAGTTATGGTTGAAGGTGACTCTGGACTAATGAATGTCTGTCATAAGAATGATAAGACGTACAGAGGAAAAGAGTTAGGCTACCCTACTTGGTCTCCTACTAATAACACAATGACTTGGTCTAATGGCTCTAAGGCTGTATTCTTCTCAGCAGAAGACCCTGAGAGACTTAGGGGACCACAGGCTTATTCGATGTGGGCAGATGAACTTTGTGCTTGGAGGAATGCTCAAGAGACTTGGGACATGGCTCAGTTTGGGTTACGCTTAGGTAGACGCCCAGTATCCTTTGTAACTACTACACCTAAGACAACTAAACTGATACGGACTATTCTTGATGACGAAAAGACGGTTGTCTCTAGGGGAAGCACTTATGACAATTCTGCTAATCTCGCTGATACTTTTATCGACGCCATCAGGAAGACCTATGAAGGTACACGCCTTGGGAGGCAAGAGTTATATGCAGAAATACTTGACGAAGCGTCTGGTGCATTATGGTCAAGAGGTCTCCTAGCTAAGTGTGAGATAGAGAAAGATCAGGTTCCTACACTTAATCGTATTGTTGTCGCTATTGACCCGGCCATTACCTCTAACGCTGAAAGTGACATGACAGGTATTGTTGTAGCTGGTGTAGATGTGAACGGTACAGCTTATGTGTTAGAGGATCATACTGGTCGTTATACACCTCAACAGTGGGCATCTAAGGCTGTAGAGTTATATCATGAGCATTTAGCTGACAGGATTGTAGCTGAGAGAAACCAAGGCGGTGATATGGTAAGACATACACTGCATACAGAAGATGAAACACTGCCAGTAAGGTTAGTACATGCCTCAAGGGGTAAGATGGCTAGGGCAGAACCAGTTTCAGCATTATATGAACAAAACAGAGTTAAGCATGTAAGAGGATTGAACGACTTAGAGGATCAGATGGTACAGTGGGAACCTCTAGGTTCTATTGGGTCTCCTGACAGGTTAGATGCTCTAGTATGGGCTATCACTGATCTAAGTCTGAATGGTTACGCAAAGCCACAACTTAAACTAGCGTACTCTAGTGCCAAAGGGCTAATTTAATATGGCTACAAAGAAGCGACTATCGGAAGGTACAGCTAAGAGTATTCTTGGTGTAGCTGGTGATAACACTCGTACTGGACAAATACGTGCAGATGAGTTTATACCTGAGCTACGTGGTAAGAACGCTATTCGCAAGTATCGGGAGATGCGGGATAATGACAGTACTATTGGTGCGGTTATGTATGCTGCTGAACAAGTACTTAGAGACGTCAAACTTAAGGTGGAACCAGCCAATGATACTGAGGAAGCTAAACGTGAAGCTGACTTTGTGGAAAGTATCTTTGATGATATGGATCACAGTCTTGACGATCACATTGCAGAATCTTTATCGTCGTTGTCGTATGGCTTTGCTTGGTTTGAGGTCGTATATAAGCGCAGGGTTGGCCCAACTAAGAGATCGCCTAAGAAACATAGTAAGTACACTGATGGACGCTTGGGTGTGCGTAAGATTGCTTGTCGTGCGCCTTGGACAGTCTCTAGGTTTGATGTAGAAGATAAAAGCGGTGATGTACTAGGTATTTATCAGGACGTAGGTTATGGATCAGGAAAACACTATATTCCCACTACTAAGAGCCTTTACTATCGTACTACTGTTCTTAATGGTGATCCTAGTGGCCGCTCTATCCTCCGCAATGCTTATTCCTCATATGTCTATCTGAACAACTTACAGAGTATAGAGGCTATAGCTGTTGAACGTGAACTAGCTGGTATCCCTGTTGCTCGTATACCTTCTGAGTATTTGTCGTCTGACGCAAGTGCGGCCCAGAGTGGCTTCGTAGGCAACCTACAACAAATACTTCGTGATGTTAAGTTTAATGAGCAAGGGTATATAATTACCCCAAGTGATACTTACCCTGACAAGGATGGTTCTCCTACAAATATTAGACTTGTAGACATTGAACTAATGAGTAGCAATGGAAAACGTAACCTAGATATTGACCCCATTGTTAGGCGTTACCAACATGACATTGCCCGTAGTGTACTTTCTGAGTTTCTTATGCTCGGTGGGGGTAACAATGGATCATACGCACTCTCTAAAAGTAAGACTGACCTGTTTCTACGTGCCTTAGAAAGCTACATCCAAGCTATTGTTGATGTACTTAACAAGCAGCTAGTGGGACGCCTATGGCAGCTTAACGGACTTAATTACGACCTCATGCCCTGTATCAAGGCTGGTGATGTTGCCCCACACGATCTGCGTGAGATTGCAGCATTTCTTCGTAACCTTAACGGTGCAGACATTAACGTCAGTGATCACCCAGAGGTTATACAAGACCTTATGGATATAGCTGAACTTAACTATGACCCTAACACAGAGGTCGCAACAGAAACAAATGACCTACCCGTTGAGGTAGAAGAAGATAACAAGGAAAATACATAATGGCTATTCAAACAGCACTAAGTAATGCTTTTAAATTAGAGTTGCTTAAAGGTAATCACGATTTTGATAATGATACATTTCGTGTCGCACTGATTAAAGAAAATCCAACTGGCACGTTTGATGCTACAACAGTAGCCTACACAGACTTAGGGTCAGATCAAGCGTCAGGAACTGGTTACACCAGTACTTTTGATACCGTGTCTACAGGCGCACAAGCAGCTATTGCTACGGGTTATCCTCAGATGGATGGTACAACCGCTGTGATGGACTTCGACGATGCAGTATTCACAAACGTAACAGTGCAAGCTGATGGTTGTATTCTTTATAATCCAAATGCTGATAGTTCAGCTAATGTCATAGCAGTGTTTGACTTTGGTGGTACAGTCAGTGCTACCGCTGGTGACTTCACTATTCAGTTCCCTGCTCCCGGAGCCTCTACAAGTATCTTGCGCCTAGCCTAATCTAAGGATACCTGACAATGGTAAAATTCGTTGACAGAGTTAAGATGAACCTGACCACTACAGGTACAGGTACAGTAACATTTGGTTCTGTCGTATCTGGCTTCCAGAGCCTTTCGGATGCCTCTGTTGTCGATGCTGACGTTGTAAGGTATACAATAGAAAGCGGAACTAACTATGAGTCAGGTACAGGTACTATAGGGCTAACTGGTAGTACTTATACTATGGCTAGGTCTCCTAGCTCATCTTCTGAGAGTGACAACTCAGCTATTAATTTAGGTTCTGGTGCGGTGTGCTTCCTGACTATGTTAGCAGAAGATGTAGTACAATATCTAGCTGACTTAGATAATGTGTCCTCTACTTCCCCTTCTGGTGGTCAAACATTATCTTGGGACGCAAGTTCAAGTTCTTGGGTTCCTGCATCCCCTTCTGGTGGTATTACAAGCGTAGGTAACTATGCAGGTCTTCCTGCGTCTCCTAATGAGACAGACCTAGCTTGGGTACAGGACCAGAAAGCACTATACGTCTATGACGGCACAGAGTGGGACAGGTTCTACACAGATACAAACGCCACACCTGATTGGACAACAGAACCCCCGACTTCATCCTTTTTAGCAAAGGACGGTACTGCAACGGTACAGACAGTTGCTGCATCTGATCCAGAGGGGTTTCCTATTGAATACTCGCATGACACTAACCCATCAAATCAGGCACAGGCAACTATTAGTCAAAGCAACAATGTCTTTACTATAACGCCATCAACAAATACGTCTAATGAGGGCAGTTTCACTTTAAGATATAGGGCATCAGACGGGATACACTCAACCTCTAGGTCTACAGTATACGAACTTACGTTTTATACTAACCCCGATATTGCTAATATGACTTATGACACGGGCAAAGATTTAGCCGTCTCGTCCCAAGACGGAGACCCTTGGGGTATGTGGATGAACCCCGCAGGGACGAAATTATTCGTTTTAGGAGTTACAACCCAAGAAGTATATGAGTACGACCTATCCACCGCAGATGATATAAGCACAGCAACTTATAATAATGTCTCCCTTTCCATCACTAATGAAGTATCAAGCCCGACAGGACTGTGCTTTAGCCCAGAGGGGAATAACCTTTATGTAGTTTGTCGCGGAACTGACAAAGTGCATCAGTATAGTTTGACCACTGCCTATGATTTAAGCACAGGGTCTTTTGCTAACAAAGACGTTAGCGTTGGATCGCAAGAAGGCTCCCCAGCCGAGGTACGCTTTAATGCCACTGGAACTAGAATGTTTGTTGTGGGGTGGTCGAGCGATTACGTTAACCAATACGACTTAACCACAGCCTATGACGTAAGCACAGCATCTTATAACAATGTGAGGTTTAGCGTTGGATCGCAAGAAGGCTATCCTCAAGCATTGCACTTTAATAACATTGGCACGAAAATGTATATAACTGGCACCGGTAGCGATGATATACATGAGTACGACTTAACCACTGGATTTGACGTAAGCACAGCATCTTATAACAATGTTAAATCACCGGGAAGTAGTGTTGCCTATAACCCCAGAGGTATTTTTGTTAACAATGACGGGACTAAGTTTTATGTTATTGATGACGATGGCCCTATAAAACGTTACACTTGTAATTAAATGCTAGGCTTTGCCCCCATAGCAGCTTCTACATTAGGTGGCTCTGGAGCCGTCAGAGGAGTAGTGCCAGCAGGTATTATAGGGGTTTCTACTACTGTAACTTTATCTACGGCAGTAACCCTATCTACTGATGCTACTATATCTGATCAAGCTGTAAGGAAACCTGAGACTACCTACTTCTACACCATAGGTGGGGGGTCTTTAAGAAATAACGAATATCCTTACTACACTTGGACAAACGCTTTTATTCTGGGGATGCGGCCTCAGATACTTCTTGGTGAGGAAAACGCAGATAGTATTACAACTGGCCCAATTTGGGATGAATCGGTAGCTGGGGATAAAGCACTATCTTTACAAACTAAGTTTACTGCTGAGTTAACCTCTGATCCTGTAGTCTCTCAGTC